TTTCTCTGCGCGTGTGCCTCGGTAAGTGAAACCACTTTGATACAGGTGTACTCTGGATCTCGCATCCAATCCAACAAGAACCACGCAGCAGCATTAAACGTCTTACCCATCGCTCCTGCACCCTGCACTAGCAGCTTGTCATTCTCAAACAAACACCTCCAAGTGTCCGCTGCACTCTGTGGCCTCCAGTCATAAACTCCAGCACCCCACAGAATCGTTGCTGCCGCTTCAAACTGATCGTGCTTTAAGAGGTGTTGAACAAAGTTAAGCACAGTCTGCCTAGCCACCTTTTCGTCCAGTGTAACCTGCTTTTTCTGAGAATCCGTCAGATTTGTCAGTATAAACTGAGCAGCATAGATGATCCCATTTATATCATCCTTCTCAGCTTCCGCTCTAACCTTGGTGGCAATGTTAATTGCCTGTAAAACTGACGCAGGTTTATTCATTCACTTTCCATCCCCACATCAGATTAAACCAGCAAAATTCCTTTTCTGCAAGGCTTTTATGACACTTGAATACTTTAGCAAATCTATTCGCAAACCACTCTTTGTACTTCTCAAACTCCTCGTTTGTCCAACTCTTTTTGCTATACCATTCCTCTTGGTTGGTGAATTCTTTATCAAATCCTTCAAACCCAACACGCTTGAACATCTCGTCCAATGCTTCTGACATAAATTTATCTACTTTATTCATAATTAATCCCAGTACAACTGCGTTCCTGTTAGTTTTCCGCTCATCATTTTCTCCAAGACTGGCTCAACATCCCACGGGTACAATCCTCCTTCATGGCAAGTTTGCATTCCGAAGTACTCGCTAAACTTGTCTCTGTCTATTCCGTTGTTTTTCAATGCCTTATCTAGCACATCGAACTCAATATGCTCAATCGGGTTATCCGTTATAACGATCCCAAGTTGCTCAATTCTATTGTATTTCATTCCTCGTCCTCCTCATCTTCCTCGTCCTCGTAACTCATCGAATTCTCAATCAACTCATGGATCTTGACCTGCAAAATCCCAACCATGCTTGCCAGTGGCAGGTCGAACTCTGCAATGTATGTATCAACCAATTTATCAATTTTGTTTTGTAGTTCCGTTATCTGGTCTGAGTCCTTCATGTTCCTCCTTTAGTTGGTGAATTTTACCATCCTTACTCCAAATCCGCACGTTTCCTAACTCTTCAAACTGAAAATCCCATTCCTCTTTTGTGATGCGTCCATATGCGTAGTCCTCGTTGGATTTCCTCTGAGCGTATTCTCTTGTCATGTCCAATGATCTAGCGGACAACGCTCCGTGTCCATAACTACTTTTATCTCCATGTTGCATCCGCAAACACCGCATTTTCCCGCGCCACTGAATGCCGTTGGATCATAGTGAACACACTGGTTGCAGATCATCAACCTCTCCTCGATCTGCTCCTTGTTGCGTATCGGCATTCCTGCACGGACGAATGCCGCTGCACTTCTCACGAAGCTAATCGCTTTCTGCGCTATGTTTGGCTCAATCATCGCATTCCAAAGATGCTCTTCAATGCATCAAGATTGGTAGTGTTTCCGCTAATGTATGGCTCAGTCTCCTCTTCTTCTTCCCCTTTGTACATTGCCGTGTTCCAAGTTGTATCGAACAACTTCCTCAGTCCTTTCGCAGACATGGTGACGTTCCCCCTTCCGTTGAACGAAGGGTTCTTATTGCTGTACACTTTCCAGAGTTCTTCTTTAGTCATACGTTTATCAAAGCAATGTTGAATTGCGCTGCAAGCATGGTGGTCGATTCATCAGTTGGGTAAGTCTCACGATAGACTATGCGTTTGATGCCATATGATGCAAGCGATTTCAAGCAGTTGTTACATGGCAAGGTTGTTGATGCAAGTAGGTAACACTCCAATGGTTTAACGTGGCGCAATGCGTTCTGCTCTGCATGGACAACGTAATTCCTACGCTTGTCCCTGTCAGTCCAGTCTTCCTCCATGTGCGGTGGAAATCCGTTGTACCCGCAAGCCGCAACAGTGTTGTCATGCCGCAACAACACAGCACCAACCTGCCTCCAAGGGTCTTTGCTCTTCTTGGCTACCACCTCCGCTATCGACAATGCGTATTCATCCCAGTTCATGATCTATTTATTTCTCCCATATGGTCTTCCAACCAGTAGACTGCCTGACCCGAATCCCTAACGTCATCAGGAAAGATGCACTCGTCTGAGATGATTCCGTTCAGTTGCAGTGCGTTCATTACCTTAATTGCGTTAAGCCTCTTGTATTCGATGTAGTGTTCCAGAGTGTTCATTCGTCACCCTTCAGACCATCGTACACAACATACAATATAATAACCGCTAACACGATATAGCCTATGATATATCCCATATATGACACCTTATTGGCAGGACTCACACTCTGGATCTTCGATGCGACAGGTGCGCTCCACCTTGATATCTGCCAAGTCATCATCGTCCTTCAACACAACTGGCTCCTCGATCACATCTAGCTTATCTGCCCTTGCGATTGCTGCCTCGTTTGTGTAGCGTTTCTCTGGATAACGCTTCGATAGCTTCTCTACGTTAGCCTCAATGCACTCATTAAGCGTCAAGCCCAACTCGTTCAACAAACCAGTCAGGTAAAACAGAATATCTCCTGCCTCTTCCCGCACGTTGTCGAAGTCTAATTGCTTCTGGTAGACTGCGTGTTTCTTGATTGCGTCAAGCAACTCACCCGCTTCACCACTCACTCCAACTGCCATGTGGAGAATGGATGCCTGAAGTGGCGTTAGCTGAAGCAAGATGTCATGCCCCGGCTTCACTATGGATCGAACGAACTGCTCGTATGGTGTAGTTAATTTCATTGTGTGTATATATTAAAGTATGCCAAACCGAAGCAACCTGATTCAGCTAGGTGGACTAACTTTCCCTCACGTCCTATAGCCTCGTCAAGCATCTTTTTCGTGATCATCTGCGGATGCCCATCATGTGGTTCGATATCAACCCATTCAAATATGCGAAGCACCTTCGCTGCTTGCAATGCGTTGCGGATGATTAGCGCAGGGTCATCCGTATGCTGGAGGCAGTTGTAAATCCAGCACTCATCAAACCCTCTAAGTGAAACGTCCTCACCTCGCATCACCAGACACTCCACCCCGTGAGCATCGTACCTAGCGTAAGTCCACTGCGGATACTGGAGCGGATCCACTACCAATGCCCTGCCAAGTCCCTTCGATTTTAGCAGCATTGACGTTGGGCCTCCTCCAATGTCCAGCACTGACTTGCCTGACAAACTGAACCCATAGCCAACCTGATGCAGTCCCATGTAGCGAGCGTAGACATAGTGCTTCTGGTCTTCATCGTACGTGTTACAGCAGTCTCCCCAGTACTGCGATTCAAACGTGTAGTCGCTCATTTCAGTTCCTCCTTCAGTTTCCTGTAGTGTGCAACTGCTTGGGGCCACAGGTCATGCCAACCTGATGACTCAACTAGCTTGTTAGCGCAGTCCCTCCACTGGTCACGCTCCTTGGTTATCTTGTCTAGCTTCTCTTCTGTTGTTTCGTTAGTCATTGGATGGGTAAGTCATTGTCATTGCATCGATTCCGTTTCCTTCAGCGTACCAACCTGCTCCATTGTGAACGTCAAGTACGTCTTGGAAATACTTCTCGTACCTCAGCGCAACTCGTTCAAGTGTAAAGTTCTCTCCGAATGCACGGCAGTCCGCTGGTCTGATGCGGTCGATATTTTCGACTGCATCCACATAGTCACCCATCGTTCGGCATCTATATCCAGTTACGCCATGCAGGTTGTTCTCGGCAAAGGATCCCCAGTCAGACGTGATGGTTGGGGTTCCAGACAGCAGGTTCTCGATCTGCACCCCACCGAATGGCTCGACGTATTGGCTAGGCAGGAATGATGCCTTGGCTTTAGACATGAGTTCCTTTCGCTTTAAAACGTCAGCGTAGCCAACATACTCAACGTGAGGGGGGAATGTATACCCAGCTTCCTTCTGACCCGCTACAATCAACTTCACTCCTGCGCGACGAGTTGCATCGATGGCGATATCAACACCCTTGCCAGAGTAGACCCTGCCTAGATAAAGGAAGTAGTCTTCTTTCTGGTCATTGAAGACGAAATCATCGACATCAAAATAGTTAGGAATAACTACGCTATAGTTATCCTGCTGGCACTGACCTACTGCACCCATGCCGCAGTGAGCGTGATAGATGGCATAGCTCTCCCAAACCTTCCACCGCGCCCAATGACCACCCGCATACCCAATCCCCGGCTCCACCACGATCATATCGTGTTGGTGAGCGTCACAGATGGGTCTGACTCCAGATCCCCAGAAGGGAAGCAGGAAGTCATTCTTCCGTTTGCGCTTTCCTACCTCCCTGATGGCATTGGCATAGAACGTCTGGTATGCATGGTCACCAGTGTCGAACTTGAAGAAGGTCTTGCGCCAATCGTGTGACCCATATGACTTGGCAAAGTCCTCGTTAGTCAGGACGCTGACGTGTTCAGTGCAGTCCAGAACGCTATCCTCATGCCCATAGTGGATGACTTCATGGCCCCTGTCTGTCATCATCTTGGCAAACTTGACCACCTTTTGCGTGTAGGCACAAGCATTAAACTCCTTGCTTGTAACTGTGTGTGGAAGTCCTAGTGCGTGGAATCTCATTTTTGTTGTTTTCATTATGTACTACAGGTGTTATAGGAAGTTATTGGTTATTTTCCCTGTTCTTTAGCTTGTTGATCAAGGACTTCTGCTTATTCACGTCATGCTGCAATTCGTGGACGATTTGCCGCAATTCTTTAATATACTGCTTTTGTTGCTGAATTATACGCATCTCTGGTGTTATCTCATGCGCTTTCATAGGTTCTCTAGGATCTCTGTTAGTTTTGCTTTCATGTTGGTGATTTGTTTCAGACTCAGGTAATCTTGTGCGCTCACTTCGTAGGTTGAGTACCTGTGGTTGCACTTTCCGTTGTCGCAGTATCTACGTCTCGAAAATCGATTGCCGAAGTCTCTACATTCCATAACGTGTGTCGTAGAACTGCATTTTGGGCATAATTTGACCATTATGGATAAACCCTAGATATGGGGTATTTAAAAATAGTTAACACAATATGGTGATTATTATCGACAGGATTGCGGTTTTTGTGGTTAAAATACATTAGCAAATCGTGCGCTATCACAAGTCTTCCTCCTGTGTCGCTTCGATCTGCGGCTCGATCAGATGTTGCACTGGTTGAGGATCTCGCCCCTCGATTAGATCTATTGGTTCTGCATTGCGATCACCAATCGTGAATGTGACGTTTAGTGGCTTTGCTCCAGTGTTCTCTATTTCGATTTTATCGCCGTACTGCCGTGCGTTCCACTTACCTAGTAATCGTAGTCTAGTATCGATGCGTACTCGCTTCTCTGCTGCGTCTAGCATTGGATCATCTGCAATGCGAATGCAATCATCTGCTAGTGCGTGAGTGCCGATTTTTCTTGCGTGTGCGGATTTGTTGCGAAAGTTTTCGTTGGAAGATTCCCAACGCCATACTGTGGAATAGTTTGGCATACCTTCGAGATTACAGATGGATGAGAGTGTTTGACCTATTGAAAGTCGTTCACAGATTTCCTCTGCGATCTCCTCGTTATACTCTGGAGGTCTACCCATTTTCTTAGATGGTTTAAAACTCATATGGTGATTGTGACTGCTTAGGTTTACGCTTTGGTAATTGTGACTTCAGTTCGTTGTTCTGCTTGGGTTTTGACTTTAACTTGCGAGAACGTGATGTTGACGCTTTCTGGGTTATCGTCTGGGATGAGGTGGGCGTATCGGATTTGGTCGATAAGTGGTTTGCAGCCTCCTGCAAGATTATCAACGTCGAGAGTTTTGGTTGAGAATCTTGTAATTGCGAGAGTGTAGATCGGATTGCACTTAGCAGTGCAGTCCTTGCTAGTAGCTTTTGTTTTGTGTACTTTGACCAGTGAGCGTTTAGGAGCGTGTTTAGTGAGGGTGTCAAGTAACC